AAAAATCCTGGTATCAGGTTTTTCTAGTATTACCCCCCCCAACCTCATACCAACGAAGTTGGTATGAGGGGCGAGCGAGAGCGAGCCCAATTACATACAGAGTATGTATGGTCATGATATAGTATATATCTATGGTCGGAATATTTGATGACGTTGTCACAAATCTTCCAAAAGCGAAGGATGAGCTTCAAGCGGCCGTACGTGCCGCACCAATGGGGACGTCAACGTACGCAGGCAGAGGTCGACATCGACCGACGCCTGGAGCAGCTGGGCGCACAAGCGGCCAGCGGTGTGTTCAGTCGGGACGACTGGGCTCGGGCGCAGTACCGAGCGGCGTCACGCGCAGGCGTGACTAAGGCGCAGTTTGAGCGCACGTATCGTCACAGTGACATGCAAGTGATGGACGCGCATGTGGACCAGATGTTCTGGCAGATGGTGCGGCACGAGATGCGCACCAACCCGACGTTCAACATGCAGATGCAGTTTATTGAACAGTTCTACGAGCTGCCGCAGCACGAGTTCCTGCTGCGCATCAAGAGTCGCTTCTGGGCGTTGATGCAGCAGTGGACAGACGATCGTCGTCATATGGCATTTCGGACGGAGGTGATGCGGGCGTACAAGGCCGCGAAGGAACAGATTGAGGACGTCGATCCGGCGAACGATGAGCGTAAGGCTCAGCGTGCGTTCGTGCAGGCGCATGTGCGCCGTCAGATGATCGCCGAGGACGACTGGCGTCGTCCGGACGAGTACAATCAGGTTCGTCAGGAGCTGTGGGACGCTCTTGACGCGGATGGCTAGGGCAGCAGCAGAAGTAGCAACGAATGTGGTGCATAACTAAACGGAACCGAAAGTTCATTCTTCGCGGCGCTTCAGTTTGCGCTTGACGCCGCTGGACGCCTTCATCTTGTCCAGCTTTTTTTCTTGCGTTGTACCGCACTCTTCGCAGCCGTAGTCATCGGCGTCGGGTGGGCAGTGGTGATCGGGAACGACGAAGCCGTCGATTTCGTACGCTTCGGCCGACGTCGGGTTGTCGTTGTAGTAGCCCGGCTCAGTGGTCTCTTCATACGAGCCACTTGACGACTCGGAAAGCTCTTCATCACATGTGAGATCAAGCACCTTAGTGCTGGTGTCGCGTTCGTCGTCTGACGCCACAGCGTTGATGAGACCGTCAATGAACTTGTCGTTGATGGAGTTCTGAGAAGAACACACCCGTCCTGTCTTGACGATCTCGAGCACGTCGCAGTCGTCATTGTGCTTGGCCATGTCAAGCAAAAGAAACATGTACTCTCGTGAACGGCCCACGTCAGTCTTGCACTGCTGGCAAAGTGCAGCGAACATGTCCACGTCGGCTTTCTCAAAGCCCTCGCGAATCTTCTTGGTAAGGTAGAGATTGGCCATCGGAGATGACATAGTTGAATCAAAAGAAAAGATGTAAATTCGTCGTTGCGAATCATATTTATAGTAGAAACCCATCTGAACGAAAAGTTTTCGTTCAGATTGGGCAGAAGAAACTATAAAAAGAATGTTCAGAGAACAATCCACGTCAATCGAAGAACAGTAACTATGAGTGGCAAGCCAAAGCCGAAGCCGAAGCCCAAGCCCACCAAGCCGAAGCCCAAGCCGTTCTATGGCGGCGCGACAGGCTGGCATTAGCTCAACTAACTGAAAATTAAACTGCAGTGGTGTTGCAAGGAAAGTATTGGTTGTGGACTTTGAACAACCCCACCGAAGAGCACGTTCCGCCGAATGTGTGGCCGGACGTGGAGTACACTGTCTGGCAGCATGAGCGCGGCCAGGATGGTACCGATCACATTCAAGGCTATGTCTGTTTTACGACAAACAAGCGAATTCAGTGGCTGAAAGAGCACTGCGACGAGCGCGCCCACTGGGAGCTGCGAGGCAAGAATTCCGACCATGACAGCGCGAAGAACTACTGTTCGAAGCAAGACACTCGAGTCGGTGGACCGTGGACACACGGCGACGACTCGAAGATTCCACGCAAGAAAGGCGAGCGCATGGATCTGAAGCGCGTGCACGCGCTGATCACGTCGGGCAGCACGGCCGACGACCTCATGACCAACCCCGACACGTTTCCTGTGTGGTGTCGCAACTATCGCGCTATCGATCGGTTCATTTTGGAGAAGGAGCCGAAGCGCAACTGGATCACGTTCACCCGTGTTCTGTGGGGCGTGAGCGGCTGTGGCAAGACGCGCCGCGCCCACTACGAGGCCTCGCTCAAGGCCGACGGTACGGTCGGAGAGCCGTACTACGTCCTGCGCAAGCCGCAGGGCCAGGCCGTCTATTGGGACGGCTACAAGGGCGAGGCGCATGTCATCATCGACGAGTTCTACGGCTGGGTGCCGCGCACTCAGATGCAGCTGATCTGCGATCGCTATCCGGCGATTGTGGACTACAAGGGCGGAGCACGCAACCTGATGGCCAAGAAGATCTGGATCACGTCCAACGAAGAGCCGAAGGACTGGTGGAAGAACATTGGCCTCGGCGCTATGACGCGCCGTCTCGAAGGAGAGCATGGCGAAGTCATCCACATGACCGAACCGTGGGCGCCTCCTGGTGAGGTGCCGGCGCCACTGCCGATGGTGGTACCGCCGATCTTCAGCGAGCCGCGTGTCGGCCAGCTGATCCGCCCGCTGGTGGACCTCATGGTGCGCGCCGCCGAGGACGAGCGCGCAGAGGCGGAGCACTACCGCCGCCTTGAGCAAGAAGAAGAAGACCAAATGCTGATGCGTTGGATGGACATTGAATAAACCTCATAGGAGAAACTTCAATGACGCTGTGTGTCTCTCAGTCGACGTAGCGCAGACGCGCGATGCTGGTGGCGTCGACTTGTGCAACGTTTGCACCCGGCGTGTTGGTGTACGCGCGGAAGTAGACGTAGAGCGCGCCGGAGCTGATGTCGGCCGTCGTGCAAGTCGCCGACTGGCCCGAGTAGAGCGTCTCGCGGTTGCCCAGCGGGATGTACTCGTCGAAGAGCACCAGCTCAGACGTCGAGCCAGTGCTGACTGGCGAAGCTGCCTGGACATCGTAGTCGATGAGTTTCTCCTTCAGGATCTGGAAGCGATTCATGTTGTCGTACTTGAGCGGCGACAAGATGGTCGACGTCTCCACGCCGGCCTGGTCGGTCACGCCGAAGATCGAGTCCCATGTAGGGATCGTGCCGCTGTTCGGCTGCTTGTCCCAGACGATGACCATGCGCACCCAGTTGCCAAAGTTCACGCCAGTTGCGGACGCGACGGCGGTGAAGACGATGGAGCCCTTGAGGCGCAGTGACTTGAGGTGCGCCTTGCGACCGATGCGGTTGAACGAACCCGAGCCAGGCGCGATGGCGTTCAACAGAAACGAACTCGCGTTCGTAGTCGTGGTCGAGATGATCGGGTTCAGCGTCAGCGTGGTGTCAACACCCTTGAGCTCCAAGGCGCTGCGCGCCGCCTGCACCGCAGCACTCGAAATTCGAGAACGGTACGAGCCGGCCACAGGTGCCGACGGACGGTACGACAAGACACGGCCACCGACCATGCGGGCCGACTTGTTGGCATTGGTTGAGGTCGAGAAAGCACGCTTACGCATAGACATTGTTGACGGAGTTAACGGGAATTCGCGCAGCGAATTTTTGGGGGGGTCGAAAAATCCTGGTATCAGGTTTTTCTAGTATTACCCCCCCCAACCTCATACCAACGAAGTTGGTATGAGGGGCGAGCGAGAGCGAGCCCAATTACATACAGAGTATGTATGGTCATGATATA